GTTGGTCACAAACTCATTCGCCCACTTGGTACATGGGTGGTTACGAAAAGCACCCTTCTCAGTAGCATAGGGAGTACCATCTGCTCTAGGAAGAGTGCCGAAGTTATGTCCCCATTTATCAGAGCATACAATAGCAAGCATCTGACAGGTCTCTAGAGGCATCTTGACAATGTGCTTGTCAGGAAGAACCATAGCAGACATGTATGGGTTTGGATCTGTCACAAAGATATTCATAATATTTTTGATAAAGAGATTATCAAAAGGAATGATAGCATTATAACCACATCCCAGGATTTTGTCTTTACAAAGTAAGGAACTGAAATAGCATCGCCAATAAAGTGAAGAAGCACTCCAAAAGCAACACTGACATGAAGAACCACAAAGTAGGCAATGATAGCAAGAGCACTACCGGTGATTCTCATGGCAACATCAAAGGTCATCAACCAAAAGTAGAATCAGGTTCCAAAGCAATATAATAGGTCAGATCATGATTCTTGGAAGTAAATCGGGACAGAAGTTTTTGTGACACAACAACCTCATAAGTTCCAGGGAGAATCTTAATATTCTCAACTTTAAAGTTAAATGAGAACTCTTTGTCAGTCTCACCAACCACAACAGAGAAGTCATTAGAAGTATCGTTCTTCTTATCACGAACAACCAGTTTGACCACACCTGCTTCACCAACAGCAGAAAGGTCAGGAAGTTGATAAACAGCAGACGCTTTCAGCAATTTATCCAACTGCTCAGTGCTCAGTTCAAACTGCACATCCTCACTAGGAAGTTGAATTGCTTTCTCTGGAGGTGTCACAATTACATTGGGGTCTGCAAAAAAGTACTTAGAGCGAGACCGACCTTCACGGATAACAACATATCCATCATTAGCAAAGTCAAGTTCAGGACTAGAATGCAAACTCAAACCATTAAGAAACTGGTTTAGGTCATAGATTCCAAAGTCCTTCATGAACTCTTCATTAATCGTTGCCTCTGCAAGAATGTTCTTCATCACACTAATAGTGCGAAGTTTGCTACCCTCTTTAAACAAAATGGATTGGTTGATTGAAGAGAAGTTCTTCAAAACAGAAATAGTCTTATCAGAAAGTTTCATAACAGGTCGAATTTTCATCACTGAGGATAGGTTTCACGGTTTGCATTTTTGTCATTAAAATGCATTAGAAGTACAGCATAATGCAGGATCTTCATAATGTCACGACGGGCGGTTCCCTTCTTATCATATCGTGACGCATACTTGAGAATGTTGCTGCGACAGAATGCCTCACCATCACCACAAGCTTCAATAAGATCAAGAGTTTGAATCTTATCAGAACCAGCAGAATAATGCTGGTCATATGTTCTAGTGATGTAATCTTGCAACTCTTTAATGATTACATCTTCACTATACTTCCTTCTACCACCGGAGGATGGGGGATTAGAAGGTTTGGGTAGATCAAAAGAAAGAGTATCTTCAGATCCAAAGTAATCATATGGCACAGATTCTGCAGCATTGATACCATCACTTGTGAAGGTGATATGATCATTACCCATACCACCTGGAAGACGAGAACTACTGAAAACAATAGTGTCTGGAGATGCAGCGCCAGGATTACCTGTCAGACTAAATCCATCTTCATTCCAATAATCTTGATTAGACATATTTAATTCGTCAAATAGAAAGGACCATGAGTTAGTCATATTATATCAGGATTGTACCTCCGCGTCAATGGGCATTACGAAGTCGGCATCAACTTTATCATATAGTTCTAGGAATGCCTGCTTAGTTTCATCGTCAAAACGATTAACGCAAACTTGAATCGCTTTTGCCTTATCGTTGAAGATGCTGTATGCACGGACGATATGGACCAGACGACGAGTGCTGATGATTTCTTCGATACCACCATCATAGAAGGTCTTGCGGATGATATCTGCCCAATCAGAGAGACGCTTGCAGAACTCTTCATCCTTACAGATTTTACCAAGAATCTTCTGTTCTGTGGCAGATGCAGGATACTCTTGCTCAAAGGTTACAGGGAATCGCTCAAGGAATGCTTCGTTGAGCACGTTAGTTCCAATGAATCGTCCGTCGTCAGAACCTTTGCCTTTAGTATTGGCGGTTGCGAATACTTGGAAACCTTCTGTGGGCGCAATGAATTTGCCAATCTTCTTGAGGAAAACTCCTTTTCCTTCGAGAATAGACTGGAGACAAAGGATTTTGTTTGAGGCAAGATCGATTTCGTCAAGGAGCAAGACAGCTCCTCGCTGGAGTGCTTCAATGACCGGGCCATTGTGCCAGACGGTTTCACCACCAATAAGACGGAAACCACCAATAAGATCATCTTCATCTGTTTCTACTGTAATGTTGACTCGGATGAGTTCCCTACCCAATTGAGCACATGCTTGCTCCACAGAGAACGTTTTACCATTACCCGAAAGACCCGTAATGAACGTTGGATAGAACAGACCGGACTTAATAATCTTTTTAATATCAGCGAAGTTACCAAAGCTGACGAAGGTATCATCTTTTACAGGAATAAGGTTTTGCTCAACAGCAGGCATTGCAGTCGGTGCCTGATAGGTTTGCTCTAGTTTTTCTTGTACGGTCAAGTTCCACTTTCCACGACTAGTTTTGTAATCAGTAAGTTTGTTGGTGACAGTTTGATAGTTCGCACCATTCATAGCACACCAGGCACGAATATCAGCAGCAGCAACAGACTCACCATACAATCCCTGAAGGGAAGTGCGAATGAACTCAGGTGAGAGGGACATGTGGTTTGTTTGAACTGAAGTTATTATAGGGCAGAGTGGAGCAGAGTCGGGGGCAGAGTGTTCACTTTTCAAACCGACTATACTTAAATTTCATTGCCTGCATCATCCATGCCTGAGCAAGACTCTTTGGACCTTCTTTAAGAACTTTTCTTACTTTAGGATCGCTTTCACACTGAAGCGCGATTTCTTTCCAATTCATTTTCATGCTACTAAGGAAATGAATTCTCCAAGAACTTTTTTATTTAGTTTCTTAGTCTTCAAAGATTTGATAAAAGCAGATTTAATCTTTGCTTTGGTAGCACCATCATCAACTTCAAAGTCAGCGTCTTGAGATAGTGAAGCAGCAGACATCGCAAAGTATGCATGATAACCAGAAGTCTTAATGTTGCAACTCCTCTGCCTTTTCCATTCACTCTGGATTTTACGGAACTCATCAGAATTCTGATCATAATACAATTTCATGAAATGGTTTGCATCACGACCTTCAAGAACACGAATACCAACAAAATTAACCATAGGGAAGTTATCGCGAAGATTCTGAAGCATCAAATCAGAGAATCCATGCCAACCATAGGGAACCTGATATGTGTTACCAGTCTTACGATCCCGAAGGAAAGTAACACCACCAGACAACTGACGAGTTCCCATGTAAGGTTCATCTTCCCAACGACGCTGTACTTCAACATGGCGACAAAGATGATTTGCTTCACCATCAGTCAGGACAATACACTGAACCTTCTGCAGTTTGTTCTGCTTCTGGAACTGAGGAAGGATCTGGTGAAGACACACAAATGCTTCATTTAGAGGAGTGCCAGACAGACCCAAGCGAGTAGGAACAGAATAAGGAGATCCGTAGAAATTACTGAAAGATTTTGCAATACGCCAGATGTTAATCAACTGATGTTCTAGTTGCTTACCATTTGTTTTGCTGGTCAGAAGATTCATCATAGAGAACTGCTCATGAACAGCAAGGAGATTTTCTTTCTTCACATAAGAAGAAGTCCAGTCTGCAGATTTCACAAGTTCATTAGTTTCATAATTGATTTCAGGTTTCTTCCACTCATTCGTGAAAGCATACACCTCAAACGGAATAGAGACTTTCTTACAGAACCAGATCAGATTATAAAGTTGCTTGATTGTGTCAAGCATCACACGACTCATAGAACCACTCCAATCAAGCACAAAAATCAATCCATGGTTTTTGCCATCAGGGATCACAGAGACTTTCTTGAATAGATCTTCATTGTACTTGTAGGTGTGCAGTTTAGAAGTATCAAGAATGCCTGTACGAGCAGTGGTAGCACGGGCATAGGAATCTGCTGCCTTGCGACACTCAAACTCTTTCACCAGATAGTTAACTTCTTTCTGTGCATTACGTTTGAACTTAACAAACTCTTCATCAGCTGTCTCAAAAATACCTAGAGAACAGTTATTCTTCTGATGATTAAACCAAGCATCAATATCTTTATGAATATCATCGTTCTTAGCAATGATATACTTTAGATCAACTTTAGGGATCTCCACATATACGTTCTCACGACTATCAGTGTCTACAAGATCCTGTAGATTTGATTGCAAAGCATCAGCAGTCTGCACCTCTGGTTCATCGTTAAGAGGAGCACCAGTCTCTCTACGTGCTGCTTCCTCAAGCATCTCCTCATGAGTCATAAAGTCACCAGCACCCTCTCCAGGAGAATCCTGCTGTTCCTGCTGCTCACTGGCAGGTTGTTCAGACTCACCACCCATCTCATTGGGTGGCATCTCCATATCATCTACTTTCTCTTCTTTCTCTTTCTTACAGAACAGATACAGTTCCTCTGCAACCTTCAGAACATCATCGAAGGTCTCTACATCTGCAATCTTCTGAATCAATACTTTCTCTTCAGAGTCAAAGGTGATGTCTACAAAATTACCGACCTTAAAGTGTAAATTTGCACGATCAGCAAGATTGAGATCAGCAACATTGCTATCAGATATAGAGAAAAAGTCTTCTGCTTGTAATTCCTTGTACCCATGGTAGAAAGTTTTTGCTAGTCCGGCATATTTGCGCTTCATCATCTTTTCAATGCGAGCATCCTCAACCACATTCACAAACTGAGGAGGAACTGCTACCTTCTCTAACCAGTTTTCATCTGGTGTGAATAATGCATGACCCACCTCATGTCCCACCAGGAGGTCATATACGGTGTTGCTTGCCTTTTCCCACATTGGAAGCGTTAGAACGCGGGTATGAACATTGAAGCAAGCGGTCTCGCAATTCTTATGTTCTACAATCAAATCCTCAGTAGCAAGAAGTTTGGCAAGTTGGGATTTGATTTCGTGTTGAACTGCCATGAGTTTGTCTCGTATGCACCTATAATACCAAACCCCCACCGTATGGCGGGGGTATTAGGTGACAGTTCTCCAATTGGTTGGTCTCGGTCAGGTTGTTAAAATTGGTCTGCAAATTCGTTTACACGTTGCTTGACTATCACTACACTCGATTAAACATTCGTAGTAATCGTTGATTTGATCGCTCTCCTCCATTGTAGTGTCTAGAGTTTTACTAAGTCTTTTAAGACTCTTAGTCCAGTCTGCTAGTTGGTTAAATGATACTAGATTGTGCATGACGTTCTCCTCATGAAATAATAATATAGGGAGTCTAATACATTCATTTCTCCAATTCTGTTACTATTTAGTGTGCGTATGCTAACTTAATGAAATAACTGTAACACTTAATACATTTTACATATTACTATACAATACTTCAAAGTCTTTTCTGTAGCAAGTGCGTATATTTACTTCCAATGCTGGACTAATCTTAAGTTTATTTCCTTCGTCTGCTGACTTAGGATAATCAATAGCACTATCAAACTTCAAATCAATTCCAATAATCTCACTTAACCAAGACACAAACTCATTTCCAATCTTATCTTCAAACTTCCAGATATGAGTCTTGTCAGTTAGAAAATTAATCTGAGGTCTGTACCAATTCCATGCTCCCTCAAAAGGAAGATTCTGAATCATTGATGCAAACATCATAGGGTCTTCCATGACTGATTGAATATCATTCCCATATGTTCTTTTTAGATAAACAGATCCAGAAATAAATCTGGTAATAGGACTTCTAACGATAGAGAAATGCGGAATGTTATCTACATTCAAATACTTCTGATAATGATCCCGATGATAGTGTGCAATCTCCACACCATTTACTACAGACATGACACCAAGACCGGTATCCATATGACTCTCTCCCCACTCAAATCCATTTGCTAAAAGATTTGCCTCTACAAATCTCCCTGCCGTTCTGGGGATATGGGCAAAGAATACTTTCTTATTCGTATCTTTATGGATAAAGGTAGGCATTAGGAAACCATTCTACTAAATCCTTTGATCTTTTCAAATTTTATTACCTGGTCGAACTTATCATGCAGAGATTCTTTGTGAGAGATTACAAAGATGTTTGCATCCTTAACAATAAATCTAATAATCTTCAGAAAGTCTTCAGTACCAAGACCATCCAGAGAACTATCAAATACCTCATCCATGATGAGTAGATTAGTATTGACAGAGTTCTTCATCCTTGCTACCTCTCTCCAAGTAAACAAGAGTGCTAAATCAATTCTCATCTTCTCTCCCTCGCTGAAAGAAGAATAAGAAAAGTTTTCGTGAATTGGGGACTGGACGGTTTCATTAAATTCCTCATCAAGAGAGAAGTTAATATAGAAGTCCATAAGTTGTAGATACTTATTAACTTGCTGATTTATCAGTGGCAAGTACTTCTTGATGATTTTAGTCTTGACTCCACCGTCTTTAAGTAGACTATACGAAAAATCGTAATAGTTGATCGTGTCTTTGCGTTGAGCGAGTTCGTCGTATGTAGTTTGTAAACTATCCTTAAAGGTTGCTAGTTTCTCATTTTCAGTATTCTTGTTTGCAAGGTTATCGGTAACTCTTTGAATTTCCGATTCCAGATCTCTGACTTGTCGTTGACATCCAGCGATCTTAATATTGTTTTGAGAAATGCCATGCGTTAGTGCTGTAATCTCCTTCGATAGGGTAGTAAATTGACGCTCTCGCTCTTCTTCATCATTAATTGCTTTTTCTAGTTCTTTAAAACCAGATTGCAACTCCCTTGCTTTAGTTTGAGCGTCATTGATTTTATTTATTCTAAAGTCTTCTTCGATAGACTGAGTGCAGGTAGGGCAGACCGTATTCTCTGTAAAAAATTTATGTTCCTTAGTAATAGTTGATACTTTGTTAGAAATCTTACCTTTCAGATTGCCAAGCGTGCGAAGTTTTTCAGTGGCACCACTATAACTTTCAAGTTTTCCTTGGAGTTCAACTAGTTCTCTATTCTTTTCTTCATTATTCCCCATCCAGTTATTTTCTTCTACCAGGAGTTCACCAATCTTAAATTCTTTATCCTCAATATTTTTCTTCCCACGACACTCAAGTTCTTCAATAAAGTTCTCTTGCATATTAACTTTATCGGAAAGTGAATCTTTCTTCAAGTCAAAGACTTTGACTTCTTCTTTAATATTGCGGATCTTATCTTTGATTAGATTATTCATTGAGGAGAATATCCTAATATCAAGAAGGTCCTCAATAACTTCTCTACGATTAGCAGCAGTCAATTGCATGAAGGGTACAAAAGTGCTGCTACCCAGAATTACAATTTGAGTGAAAGACTTATAGTTCATCTTTAGAACATTCTGCTCCAACCATTTCTGTTGGTCTAATGCTGCTGCAGATTGATTGAGAGGATTACCATCGCGATAGATTTCAAACAAGTTTGGTTTGATTCCTCGCACAACTTTCCACTCGACACCACCAATAGAAAATTCAACTTCTACGTTACAGTCCTTCTCATTGACAGAGTTAACAAGTTGAGGTTTATTGATCTTGCGAAAAGGTTTTCCAAATAAAGAAAAGCAAAGAGCATCCAATACTGTACTCTTACCTGCACCGTTAGTGCCGATAACAATATTAGTAGTATTTTCTGTGAAACAAATTTCAGTATATTGGTTTCCAGTTGATAAAAAGTTCTTCCAACGAACCTTTTCAAATAAAATCATGTGTCTCTTTAGGAGGAATTACGAGGTCATTTTTGCTAATGATAGCATACTTATAATCATGCATTTCGCATGTTTTTATCATTATCTTATCTTCAACTTCTATGACATGCATTTCAGGACTACCTTCGTCCTCTAGCATCATAGCATATCTCATAGCATCATCTTCACCTTCAAACAGATAAAGAATCTGTTCTCCTTCGTCATCTACTACTGAGTATGCCCCATCAGTTTCTTTTCCGTAGATCGTCAGTATATACATTATATCAATTCACATGCCTCTTGATAAGTTTCCTTCATTATATTCTGGATGACTGTTTTATCAAGATCGATTTCTGCCTCCTGAATGTATCTATCTAAGATAGACAGAGTGTCCTCAGATTCAAAAACTTCAAACTCTTCAGACTCCTGTAAGACGAAACTCTCTACAACTTTTAAATCTGCAACTCCACTGGAGTACAATTTATCAATAAACTTTTCAAAGTTTTTTGTATTAGTTTTCTTACGAACAATTACTTTTACAATTTTGTTTTCATACTCGCTAGAATCAAAGAGTTGATACGGAGTATCCTCATAGTAAATGTTATAGAAAAGTCTGTACGGATTATCTACGTGAAAATGTTCCAGAGTTTCTGTATCAAAGATGGTGAATCCTCTCCGATCACCGCAATCGTTCCAGAACATTTCGTAGGGATTTCCCAGGTAATAGATCCGTCCATCATCCGATCGAGTGTGGTAGTGACCGCTAAAGACCTTGGTGTACTCTGAATATAACTCGCTTGCATGACCATGGTCCATGACGCACCCTCTATGAGCTCTAAATCCGTTGAGCTCAAGGTGCCCCATCGCGCACTTGCAAGTTGAACCTTTAATAAGTTTAAAAGTGCTTTCTTCATTTTCTTTATTGATCCACGGAATAAACAATACCTTCAGTTTATCCAGTTTAACTTCAACAGTTTCAGAGTAAACAATTACATTGTTATACTCACGAAGCAGAAGATCGACTGCATTTACTTCATTAGTATTTTTATAATATGCTGTATGATTACCTACAATAGTATGAACCTTAATGCCCATACTTTTAAGGCGATCATAATAGTTATCTTTTGCCCAAGCAAGAGAAGAAAAATCAATACCTTTACGACTATCGAAGGTATCTCCCATATCTACAACTGTAGTAATTCCATGCTCTTCCAAATAAGGAAAGAACACGTCATTATAGAACTTCAGGAAATAGTCGTGAAATAACTTGGAGTTTTTACGAGCACCAAAGTGTTGATCGGTAATGATTGCAACTTTCATCAATTACGAAGTTTGGAATGCACTGCATCTTTGATACTATTATAGTCGCTGTAGTTGGATCCGTCAAGAGTGTTGTTGTCGTCAAACACTTCGCTGTAACCAGACCGTTCAATAATCTTGTTCTTGATTTCTAACTGTCTTTTCTCTCGCTGAATACGACGCAGAAAAGCGTAATGAATAATCTGAGTGAAATACGCAAAGGGATTCTGGGATTTCTCTGGGTTAAAGTTGTGTATGTACTGAACACAGTTCTCG